CTGGAGTTCAGACGTGTGCTCTTCCGATCTCAACGGAAAAGTTGAACTTTATGCCGGGGAAAGGATAGGTACAAGGAATTGATTGTAAAAGCCACCCCGGAGAATTTGGACCAGGAGATTGTGGAGCAACTAAAGGATTGGGCAAATGGAGATTTAAGACGTGCGGTAAATGAAGCGGTCAAAGAAACCGCCGAAACCGCAGCCAAAATGTTACGGCAGGGCGGCCCATACCAGGAAAGAACGGGGAAGTACACAAAGGACTGGGATAGTAAATTGCGTAAAGGCAAATACACATCCGAGATTATGACGGAGCAATATACCGTATATAACAAAAAGCACTTTCGTTTGACCCACTTACTGGAAAAGGGGCACCAAAGCCGGAACGGCGGCAGGGTTAAGGCGTATGAACACATTAAGCCTACCTATGACGTTGTGGAGCAGTTGGCCATTTCAAATATTGGAAAGCGTGTAAGGGAGATAAGCAAATGACAGTTGAAAAGTTAGTGGAAAGAGCCAAGGCGTTTGGGGAAAAATACGGCGTTCCGATTACCAAAAATGCGTTTGAGGGAACCATTGATGACCCGGTGCCACCGCTTCCTTACCTGGTTTACTTATTACCCCATGAAACCAATCGAGGGGCGGACAATCTGAACAATTTAAAAGCAAAAGATTTTGACCTGGAACTTTATACCGCCGGGGATGACCAGGAGCGTGAAACCCTGGTGGAGAATTTGGAAAATGAAGTTTTCCCGGATGTGGAATGTGAAGTATATTTGGCACCCATCCCGGATGAAGAATGTTACCAAACGGCCTTTGAAGTGACGGGCTTACTTACCAAAAAGAAAGGAGCAAACAAGGCATGAACAAAGAAAGCATTGTTTTAGGCAGTGGAGATTTGTATTGTACCGAATTTGAGGGCACAGACAAGGAATTGCCTACCAACGAAGAGTTGGAAACAGAAGAAAACCGCCTGGGCCATATCAAAGGCGGTGCAGAAATTGAGTATGCACCATCTTTCTATGAAGCCAAGGACGATATGGGCAAGGTGTCCAAGGTAATCATTACCGAAGAGGAAGCAACCTTTAAATCCGGTATTATGACATGGTGCGGCACTACACTTGAAAAATTATGCCAGACCGCAAGGGTTACAGAGGACACGGCAAACAAGAAACGTATTGTAAAAATCGGTGGTATTGCCAATGCAACGGGCAAGAAATACGTTATTCACTTTGTCCACAAGGATGATGTGGACGGGGATGTGCGTGTTACCATTGTGGGCAATAACCAGGCAGGATTTACCATTGCCTTTGCAAAGGACAGTGAAACCGTTATTGATGCAGAGTTTAAGGCACAGCCTATGGACAAAGAGGGCACACTTATCCTTTATGAAGAGGATATGGACGAAACCGCCGCAGCAACCGAGTAATCATTTATTAAGCGGCCAGGGATAAGCACCCAGGCCGCTTGTTTGTTAGAAAGGAGCCGACACCATGGCAGTAAAAGAATTTAATTGCAACAAACTTAAAAGAACCTTTTGGCCGTTCACTCTGAAAGATAAGACAGACGAGGACGGCAATGTGATTGAAAAGGGCAAGAAAATCATTGTGCGTATGCCACAGAAAAAGGTTTTTGAAGCCATTAAGACACTGGAAAACCTGGACGAAGAGAATGCCACCGTGGAAGATACAGAAGCCATTTATGATTTACTGGCAGCAGTATTGAACAACAACATGAACAAAGTAAAAGTGACCGCCGAGGAAATGTCAGACTATGACATTGAAGAGTGTTCCGAAATCCTCAAAGCATACATGGACTTTGTGGATGAATTAAAGATGGACCCAAACTAATAATGCCCTTTTATCCAAGAGATAAAGGGGATGATGTGCCATACAAACTACTTACACGGCCGGAAAAACTGGTAATGGACTATTGCCATATAGATATTTACGAAGTCCAGGACATGGAAATTGACACATATCTTTTCTTTATGCGTGAAGCCATGATTTTTGAAAATTCACAGACAGAAGAGGGTAGGGAATATCTGAATAATTGTTGGAGATTAGAACAGACCAAGCCGGACCGTGAGGGGTTGCGTAAGAATTTCAAGAAGAAAGGGGGTTAAAGTGTGGCAAGCAGTAAAATTAGGGGCATAACCATTGAGATTGGCGGAGATACCACGAAACTTGACAAAGCCCTGGGGAGCGTTGGAAAAAAGGTGCGAGATACCCAGGCGGAATTAAGAGAAGTTAATAAACTTTTGAAAATGGACCCCACCAACACGGAAGCCCTTGCACAAAAACAAACCCTTTTAAAAGATGCAATTTCAGAAACCAAAGAAAAATTGGACATTCTGAAAACGGCAGAAAGCCAGGTGCAGGAGCAGTTTAAAAACGGCAAAGTTTCAGAAGAACAGTACCAGGCACTTAAAAGAGAAATTGGAAGAACAGAAATTGAACTGGCCAATTTGGAAGAAACTGCAAAGCAGACAGACACGGCCATTGCACAACTGGGAAAGAAAGCCGAGTTGTCCGGGAAAGACCTGGAAGATGCCAAGGAAAAAGTGGCATCCCTGGACGAAAAAATGGACGGGTTGACGGATGCAGCAAAAACCGCCGCAACCGCCCTGGGGGCCGGATTTGTGGCCGCCGCTACATACGCCACGAAGTTTGAAACGGATTGCGACCAGGCATTAAATACAGTTATCACACAGACCGGGGCAGCAGATGCCGAGGTTGAGGGGTTAGAAGAAACCCTTTTGAATATCTATAAAAACAATTTTGGCGAGGATATAAACGATATAGCCACCGCCATGTCAGCCGTGAAGCAGCAAACGGGCCTTGCGGATGAAGAATTGCAGAAAACCACAGAAACCGCCATTTTATTGCGTGATACCTTTGATATTGATGTAAATGAGGGCATCCGGGGCGTTAATGCCATGATGAAACAGTTTGGTATTACCGCCGAGGAAGCATATAACCTTTTGGCCCAGGGTGCCCAAAACGGATTGAACCAAAACGGGGACCTGGCAGACCAGTTGGCGGAATATGCCGTATATTATGCAGACCTGGGTATTACCGCCGAGGAAGCATTTAACATGATAGCCAACGGAGCAAAAGACGGCACATTCCAAATTGATTACCTCAATGATGCCGTCAAAGAATTTGGCATTAGAGTGAAAGACGGAACGGCGGATGATGCTTTTAAGCAGTTGGGCCTTAATGCGGACGAACTGAAAACCAAGTTTGCAGAGGGCGGAGAGGGAGCCAGGGAAGCGTTTGCGACCGTAAACAATGCCCTTTTCGCATGTGATGACGAAGTGCAAAGGAACCTTTTAGGTGTGACTTTGTACGGTACCAAATGGGAAGATTTAGGAGAAGATGCCGTGCGTGCCCTGGTAAACACCCAGGGGGAAATTTCCACCACAAATGATGCACTGGCAGAAATCAACGAGAACAAATACAACGATATTGGCAACCAAATAACAGAACTGGGCCGGAACCTGGAAACGGAATTGGTAAAACCGATAGGGGAAGAATTGCAACCCGTGATTAGTGATGTAATTGCAGAGGTCAAGGAGAAAATCCCCCAGGTCAAAACCCTGGTGCTTGCGGTTGTGGACAAGATTAAAAGTTTTATTTCCTTTGTGTCAAAGAATGGCCCAATGATAATTTCCATCATTGCCGGAATAGCAGCAGGGATGTTGGCGTGGAATGTTGTAAATATGATACAAGGATTGATTGCGGCCTTTAAGGTTTGGAAAGCCACCACCGAGGGAATGACCATTGCACAAAAACTTCTTAACACAGTAATGGCAGCCAATCCCATTGGCATTGTTATAACCGTGGTGGCGGCACTGGTAACGGCCCTCATTACGCTTTTTGCAACCAATGAGGATTTCCGAAACAAAGTGATTGCAGTGTGGGAAAAAGTTAAAGAGGTAGCAGGAAACGTATTTGGCGGAATAGCCAATTTTTTCACGGTTACGATACCAAACGCATTTAATTCCCTCATTGGCTTTATAAAATCCAACTGGCAGGGACTACTTTTATTTATAGTCAACCCGTTTGCCGGAGCCTTTAAATTGCTTTATGACAACTGCGGTGCGTTCCGTGATTTCATAGACAATTTGGTGGTCAAAATCCAGGAATTTTTCCAAAATTTATGGAATGGCATTGTTTCCATCTTCCAGGGTGTGGGCCAGTGGTTCAGTGCCCGGTTTACGGAAGCATACAACGGCGTGACCCGTGTATTTTCCGCCATTGGTTCCTGGTTTGGGGCAAGATGGCAGGATATAAAGAACGCCCTGGCCCTGGTGGCATCCTGGTTTCTTACCATGTT